ATTGGCCGACAAGGCGAACGCGAACCCGCGAATCCGGCGCGCGGAACTCATGACGAGGATCGCGGGGTTCGAGGCGTGCGCGGCGGCGCTCGGGCACGTGGCCGAATTCTGGACCGTTACATGTCCTTCGCGTTTCCATGCGCGGCGCTCGGACGACGGCAGAGCAAACCAGAAATATGACGCGGGGAAGACGCCGAAGGATGCGCAAGACCATCTAGTTGCGACGTGGGCAAAGTGTCGGGCCGCATTGCAGCGGCGCGGCGTGCGCGCGTATGGATTCAGGATTGCGGAGCCGCATCACGACGGGTGCCCGCATTGGCATCTGCTGCTATTCATGCCGGCCGATGCGGTAGAGAAAGCGCGGGCGCTCGTGCTGCGCTATTTCCTTGAGCAGCACGAGCCGCACGAAGCCGGCGCCAGGGCGCAGCGGTGCAAGTTCGTAGCAATCGAGCCGGGCAAAGGGTCGGCGGTTGGCTACGTCGCAAAGTACGTCGCAAAGTCGATTGACGGTTACGGGCTCGAAAAGGACTTGCTCGGGAATCCTGCACTGCTGGCAGCGGAGCGGGTGGAAGCATGGGCCGCTACATGGGGCATCCGGCAATTTCAGCAAATCGGCGGGGCGCCGGTCGGGGTGTGGCGGGAACTGCGGCGCATGACGGGCGAAGAACGTTTGACGGACGCAGCAGAGCAGGCGCGACAGGCCGCGAACGCGGGCGCCGGGAAGTGGGCGGCCGGGTGGGCAGAGTATATGAGGATTCAGGGCGGGCCGATGGTCAAGCGCGCGGACTTGGTGCTGACGTGCGCAAGGACGCCGGAAGGCGAGAAATGGGACGCGGCAGCGGGCGCAATGGTGCCGGCTGAAAACGCCTATGGCGAGCCGTGCGCGCGCTCGGTGTGGGGCGTTCGGGATACGAGGCGCGAAATCGCGTGGGCATCGAGGCGGTTCAAGTGGATCGCGCCGAAAGGGGATCGCGCGGGCCTGGGAATCGCGGCAGAGAAGGCGGCGAAGGTGGCGAAGAAGGCGGCCGGGACGGAAGGCCAGGACGCAGCAGAGCGGGCGGCGAAAGCCGCAGATCGGGCGCGCAGGCGCCGGGGGTCGGGGTTGGCAAGGCCGCAAGGCCGCGCAGCTTGGACCCGTGTAAATAACTGTACGGGGGTCGGGTTTGAATCAAGCACGAATGGCGGTTACAGCGGCAGGGCAGGCGGTATCGAAGGTGCGCGGGGCGCTCGAAAAGATGCCGGCGACGTACCGCTTGTTGATCGGCGAGCCGTTGGGGGAACTGGTGAAGGCGCTCGAGGCGATTCAGCACGCTCAGGCGTGCATCGTCGCGACGGTCGAAGGGGTGAGCAATGGCAAATGAGGTGATCGGGCGCGTGAAATGCGCATGGTGCGGCTCGCCGAAGGCATCCGTAAGCGTGAGCAAAGCGGGCTTGTGCTGCGTGACGTGTAGGGCATGCCATGCGCAAACCTTCGCGCGGGCGGCGTATTCGGACTCAATGATTCGGCAGGCGATGACACCGGTAGAACGGGCGCCGACCATGCCGGAACCTGCGCCAGGGATGGAAATTGCGCCGAAGGGCGAGGCGCCGAAGATCAAGGCGCAGAAGGTCGAGCAGGGCGGGGAAGCTCAGGACGTGAGCCAGGGCGAGAAAAAATCGAGCGGTTGGGGGCTGTGGTGAGCGCGGAACAGTTGGACATGCTGCCGGAACAGGCGGCGGATTTTGCGGCGCTACAAGCGGCGGCGATGGAGCAGGAAGCGGAAGCGGCGGCGATGGCCGGCGACGTAGAGCCGGCCAGGCCGGATCAGGTCGCGGAAACGGCGGCCATGTTCGGCGCGGCGGTCGCGCTGCTGTCGCCGATGCTGCCGTACCTGCCGGGCATCTACACGCAAGAGCGCGTCGAGCAGCTGGCCGGCGCATACATGCCAGTCGCGGAAAAGTACGGATGGAGCGCGGGCGGATGGTTGGAAAAGTTCGGCGCGGAGATTGCGCTCGTTGCGGTTGCCGGGCCTTTGATCGTGCAAACCGTCGGCGCGCACAAGGCGCACAAGGCGGCAGCGGCGAAGGTAGAGCGCGAGCGCAAGGGGCAGGCACCAGCGGTGCCGGAGATGCCAGCGCAGGGGGTTGTGGCGGGGACGGTGCAGGCGCCGGACGTGGGGGCTGTGGCGGCGCCGGGGGGCGTGTCGTTTTCGGCGGTGGCGGCATGAAAACGGAAGATGGCCGGCTGATCGTCATTGCCGGCGCGTCGCGCTCGGGGAAAACCGCCTATACCGCGCGCAGGGTGAAAGCAGAGCGGCGCATCGTCGCATGGGACCCAGAAGATCAATGGGCGCGCCTGCCAGGGTGGCGGCGGGTGACACGGCGCGGGGAACTGCTAGAGGCGCTACAGACACCGGGTCATGTGCGCGTGGGCTACGTTGCGGGCGGCGACCTCGGGGCAGAGTTCGATTTTTGGGCGGGCGTAGTCATGTACGCGGGGCGCTACGTTGCGCCTATCACGTGCATCGCAGAAGAACTGGCAGACGTGACGACACCATCAAAGGCACCGGGGAATTGGGGGATTCTGCTTCGTCGCGGACTGAAGCGCGGGATAACCATCTATGCAATCTCGCAGCGGTGGAGCGAGGCGGACAAAACGGCCGTCGGCAATGCGTCGGAGTTCGTGATTTTCCGGCAATCGAGCGGGGACGATGTGCGCTATCTCGCCAGGAAAACGCGGCTCCCCGAATTGGCAATCAATGTGCTGAAGCCTTTGCAGTACGTGAGGATGGACGCGGCGACCGGCGAGGCATCCGAAGGGAAGCTGACTTTCGGGCGCGGGTGAATAGCTTACGTGCGCCTACATAGGGCGGCTACATAGGCGCACATACGCGCGGCGCCTGGGGCTTTCCGCCAGGGGGCGGCCGGCGCATTGTGCGGGCCATGCGGCAGGGGCCGTAAAACATCAATCCAAGGGGATGCAAAAAATGGGTGGTTTCGTGAAAAACCTGCCGAAAACCGTGGTTGCGGTTGCGGCTTCGCTGGTCATCATCAACTTCGTGCGGCCGTACCTGCCCGAATCCGTCAACAAGCTGATCGGCTAAGGGGCGCGCGATGGCTGTCGGCAAACTGATTCGAAAAGGCCTGCCGTTCTCGAACGTGGTAGCAACGGGCGTCGCAACGGCAAACGTGACGCCGGGCCGCACACTTGAACTGGTGCGCCTCAAGTTGGGCGGAACGGCATTGACCAAGGCGATGATTACGTCCGTCAAGCTCAAGGCCAACGGCAAAGTGATTCTAGATGCAAGCGGCGCCGATCTGGACAAGATTAACTCCTACAGAGGCATCACCACGGAAGCTGCCTACCTCGATCTGCCGTTCTATGACAACCGCATGGCGTCGGAGTTCGATCGCTCCGTGTCGTCGTTCGATACGTCGAGCGGCATCATGAACATTACGGCCGAAGTTTCGATTGCCGGCGCAACGGCGCCCACGCTCGAAATGATCTTGACCGAAAGCGGGCCGCAAAAGGCGCGCACCGGGCAAGCGGCGCCGTTCGCGCAGTACATGGCGAAGTTCCTGCAATACCCGTTCAACATTTCTACGGGCGGCCGGCTGTCGGTTACCGTGCCTTTCGGGCCGCAAAACGGCGCCATCATCAAGCGCGTTCATGTATTCGCGGCGAACATGACCGGCGCGACCGTCAAACAGGACGGGCTGGTGATCCATGAGAGCCTGAAGCTCGAGAACGAAAACGAGCAAAAGCGGAATCTCCGCGTGCCGCAAACCGGCTGCTACACCATCGATTTTTGCACCGAAGGCAACGTACTGAACGCGCTCGATACGCGCGACGCGAAGTCGCTAGAGTGGCTGTTTGACTTCTCGGCGGCCGATTCGGGCCGGGTCATTGTCGAATACCTCGATACGCTCGCGAACAACTGACGGGGGCCGGCGCTCGGCAACGGGCGCCGGATGACAGATGCAAGAATGGGCAACGTGGGGAACGCAGCTTCTCGGGGACGTGGCGCGGACCTATGCGCAGTACGAATGGAACCCGAACCCGAATGTCATCCAAGCTAAGGCGATGGCCGAAAACGGCGCCTACTATCTGCCGGGAAGCCGGGGGGGCGTGGCGCAACAAGGCGCAATCACAGTCACATCCGACATCCTCGTTTTGGGTGGTCTGGCGCTGCTGTTCGTTTTTGCGATGAGGGCGGACTGATGGACCCTGTAACGGGGCAATTGGTCGCAACAGGCATCCAGGCGGGCGCATCGGTAATGAGGCCAACGCCATCAGGGGCGTCGGGTTGGTCGGACGGGTGGGGGATGTTCGATAACTCAGGCTGGACCGTGGCGACCGGGCAAGGAAGCGCGGACGGCGCGAAGATCGGCGACAAGGGCGGCGGCGGTGCGGCAGCAGCGGGGGGCCTGGGGGAGTTGGTGCCGTGGTTGGTGGTCGGCGTGGTCGCGCTCGGGATTGCAAGGGCATGGCGCAAATCCTGATCGAAGCGCGCGAGTGGGGCGCGGAAGCAGAAAGCCTGATCGGCGGCCATGAATCGGCGCGCGATCTGGACAGCATCCGTGCGCAAGTGCAGGCCGGCGCGGCCGTGCTGTTCCACGTCGAGCAGAGCGGCGGGGAAATGGTGGCGGCCGTGGTGCTGCGCGTGGACGACCTCGAGGGCGTGATTGTGTCGGCGGCAGGCGTGCCAGGGTTCGACCTGACGCGCGATGTTCTGCCGGCGATGGAGCGGCGTTTTGAAGGGGTCGAATCGATCCGCATCCATACCGGGCGGCCGGGCTTGTGTCGGAAGCTGACACGCCAGGGATACGAAGCGGCCGAAATTGTCATGCGAAAAAGGGTGAAGTAATGGGCGGTAAGTCAAGTTCGAAGAACAAAAGCACCACGTCCTACCAAGCAATCGATAAACGCGTCGTGGCGGATAACGGCGCGGTCGCAATGTCGGGTGATAGTGTCGCCATGTCAACGTACATGACGGATGCGAGGCAGTGGGCGGACAACTCGCAAACGAACGTTCAAATGCTGGATGGCGGCGCCATCCGGGAAAGCGCGGAAGTGGTCAAGTCCGCGCTGCAAACCATCCAGAAAACGGACGCGACGAACGGCGAAGGGTTCGGGAAGTTGCTGGACCTTGCGGGCAATCTGTTCGAAGGCGGCGCAACGGCGCTAGAGCGGTCGCAGTCATTGACGGCGGATGCCTATCGGCAGGCGCAGGAAACGAAACAGGCGACGATTGACAACAAAACCATCGTCGTCATCGCCATTGCAGGCGCGGCGGCCGTCATCGGATACGGGGCCATGAAATGAGCAATTTGGTTTTCGAGAAGCTGACGCAAAGCCTAGCGGCCGGCGAGGTCTGGCGCCTGGGCATCGCGGCGGACTTTTTCCGCATCGCGGCGGCAGCGTATGCGGTAGAGGTGCGCATCCTGAAGGCGGGCCGGATCATCGGCGACATGGACGGATGGCAGGCCGGAGACTACGTGCGCGGGGTCGATTTTGATTCCGTCGAAATCGTCAATGGTGCAGTGTCGCAAGTCGTCACTGTGCAGATTGCGGGCGGCGGTGTCGGGTCCGATCGCGTAGTAGGCGAGGTATCCGTAATCAGCGGTGAACTGTCGAGAACGCGGGCCGGAATTACCTTCTATGGAGGGTATTATAAAAACGGGGCGGCAGGTCAAATCCCATTTGTGACGCTATCGAATCAGGTTGGGAGCGGTAAGCGGTTGGTCGTTGAGGGTGTAGCGGCGGGGGTATCGGATATGTCGGGGTTCAGCGTGCGCTGGACAGCGGGGGAGATTGGGACGTTTGTATCGAGCCCGCAAAGCAAGATGATCGGGGCGGGAGCATCGGTAGCACGAGTTACGATAGGCGAAGCGGCGACCTATCAGGGCACCGAAATCGCGGGGACGATGACGACGGCGAACGTGACGCAGGCTTTGCTGATGCAAGAGCCGATCATCATCCCGCCGGGTTATTCGGTGATCGTCCATTCCGGGGCAGTCGCAAATACCATCAGGGCGACATTTTCGTTTTTCGAGGAATCGCTTTGAGAGCGGCTGCAACAGCGGGCGGGCTGGTGGTGATCGGCGCGGCCGTGGTCGCAGGCCGGCGCGGGATGCTCGAAGGCGCGGCCGATACGGTCGGCGGCTGGATGGATGCGGCGGTGGACTACCTGGGGGGGGCGGCTTTGGATATGCAGAACGCGAACCTGCAAGCATTTTTGCGGATGATTCGCTACGCGGAAGGCACGGCGAGCGCGAACGGATACCGGATGTTGTTCGGCGGACGGCTGTTCGAAGGGTACGCGGATCATCCGCGAATTGCGGTAACGGCGAAAAGCGGCGGGAAGTCGATCACAAGCACGGCGGCGGGGGCGTATCAAATCCTCGCTAGGACGTGGGACGCATTCAAGGCGCAAGCGGGAGTATCTGACTTTTCGCCTGCAAGCCAAGATCGTGTAGCGGTGATGCTGATTCGAAGCCGGGGGGCGCTCGGGGACGTGTATGCAGGCCGGTTAGAGGATGCGGTTCGGAAGTGCGCGCGGGAGTGGGCAAGCCTGCCGGGATCGCCTTACGGTCAGCCGGTCAAGAGCATGGAACAAGTAGCGGCGGTCTATACCGGCGCGGGGGGATTCGTGGCATGAAAGCCGATGATTTTATGATTCTCGGGGTCGCCGGCTTGATCGGTTGGTTTCTGCTGAAGAAAACCGGCGCGGCGCAGGTCGTCAAGGGGGGCCAGGGGGCGAACTTCGCACCGGTCGCCAGTGCGGCCGATGCTGGTTTCGGCAAGCTGACGGCGACATGGGAAGGATGGCGCTATTACGATAGCGGCTATGCCAAGGGGCCGGACGGCGGCATCTACTACGACGGGATGCGGATCGCATGAAAGCGGACGATGTGAAGGCGCTCGCCATGCTGGCGGCCGTGGTGGGGGTCGGCTATGTCGGCTGGAAGGCATGGCGAACGGGCGCGGATGCGGCCGGCGCGGTGTCCGATGCGGCCGATTACATCGGCAACGCGGTCTCGGGCACCTGGGACGCGGTAACGGGGGCGCTCGGCAAGGGCGCTACCGCCGTAGCGGATGCGGCAAAGTCGGCAGGGCAAGCGGTCATTTCGGCGCCGGCAAACGTGCTGCGCAAGGCGCAAAACGCGGTCGTTGCCGGATGGGAGTTCGAATACGGGCCGATGGTGCAGGGCGTCGAAGCCGATCAAGGTTTCGGGCGGCTGGTGAGGGTATGGGAAGGATGGCGCTACTACGATAGCGGCTATGCCAAGGGGCCGGACGGCACAATCTATTTCAACGGGCAACGGCTGACGGGGTCGGCCGGTGCATCGGGTTCGTGGTAATCACTCAAGGGGATGGAAATGCAAGAGAAAATCGAAGCGGCGCGCGTGGAAGTGGAAAACCTGAAAAGCTCGCCGGTTTGGCCGGCGCATGCTGCGCTGTCAGCGGTGCTGGACGCGCTCGAAGCGGTCGCGGCTGAACTGAGCGCGGGCGGCGGCAATGCGTCGGGCGATTGATCGGCTGAAAGAGCCGTCCACCTGGGCAGGACTGTCGGCGCTCGCCATGCTGGCGGGCCTGACGGTCGAGCAGGCACAAGCGGTGGCAACGGCGGGCGCGGCCGTAGCCGGCGCAATCGCGGTGTTCATGCCGGAAGGGGCAAGAAATGCGCGTTCGTAACCCGTATTACGTCGATCCGGTGACGAAAGAAGCGGATGCGCTCGAGGCAGAAGTCAAAGCCTATCTGCAAGGGAAGCCGGGGCGGCAATTTGTCGGCATGGCGAAGATTCGGGCGGCAGTGCCTGCGCTCGAAACGGCCAGCCGGGCCGCGCTGAATGTCGTCATGAGCCGCATCGGAGCGGAAATAGACGAAGCGGGGGCGGATGATGCCTGATTGGTTGCTCGAGGTCGTCAAGTATGCGGCCGGCGCGGGGGCGCTATATGCCGGCATCCGTGCCGACCTAGCGGCGCTACACGTCAAAGCGGAAACCGCGAAGGAATCGGCTACCACGGCGCACGCGAGGATCGATTCGATCATGGCAGGGGCAATGCGATGAAGCTCGGGGCGGTGGTGCCGAAGGCGCCGGACGTGCTGCGCGAGGCGGTCATCGTGCTGGCGGGCGCGTTCATCGCGGCCGTCATCGTGCGCGGCATGCCTGCGGATTTAAGAAAGTGGTTTTCATGGCCGGCATCGGCCGAATGACGAAGCCGGCGAAAGCCGGTTTTTTTACGCCTGAATGCGGGCCAGCATGGCGCCGGTGGTCGATTCCAGGACAAGCTGCCGGCGATAGAAAGCGGCGCGGTGTTCGGCGGCGTCGGCGGTCGCATGGGCTTTCTCGAGGTCGGCGCGAAGGCGCGCAAGATCACGCTCGAGGATGGTAACCAGTTGGGTGCGGTAGAACATGGCGCGAAGGTCGCCGACATCGAACGGGCGGCGCCAGTAAGGGTGATGAAGCAGGCCGGCGCGGGTATCGAGCAGCACGGCGGCAGGGTCTAGGTCGAGCAGGGCGGCGACTTGAAGGGCGCCGGATTCATCGAAATGATGAAGGCCGGATCGGTAGTGACTGATTCGCGGCCGGGACCAGCCTAGACGTTTAGCTAGCTCATAGTCTGAGCCTATGCCGTGGCTGGCTTTGATAGCATCAAGGTAATCAGCAGCAGTTTTCATTTTCATTGTCTCCGTATCGCCTATGTAGGCCATGCGTTCAAGCTAAGACAACGTTCAAGGCAAAGCAACAAGTTACGTAGGGGAAACGCTGTCGATAGTTCTCGGCTATCGCTACATGCTGCGCGTGTGGTTTCCGCCTGCTAAACGTTTCGGCTACATTAACGCCTGTCGGCGCCTGCTATCGGCCGCGCCTCTTCAAGCCCTCGCCAGGACACAAGGCGGACGGGGCGCCGACACCATCAAGGCGGGGGCGCTTCTGGCGAGGCAAATCATGTTCATCAATGATCAAGTGATCTACGGAAACCGGGATTTCGTGGAGTGGCAGCGGCAAGAGGGGGCGTGGTTCCTGGGCTGGTCTTCGTGGGTGACGGTGCGCATCTTCTGCGACGCCGAGCAACTGAAGCGCGACGTTTTGCGCATGCTGTGCGGGGCGTGACGTGAGCGCGCGCGACATCCAAGCGGCCGAAGGACTGCGCGCGGAACACTGCGCGCTGATGAACCGGGAAGCTACGGCCATCCAGAAAATACGCGCCGTGCTGCAAGCGGCGATCGAGGAAGAATACGCGCTTGGCGTGCGTACCTGCGCGCCTCTGTTCGCAGCGGCGGATTCGATCCTGCAATCGGCAGTGCTCGAGATTGCGCACGAGGCCTACGGGGGCGAGGCATGAGCAAATATCACGCGAGGGCGCCAGGGGGCAAGGGGCCGCTATGCGGTACGCGAAACCGGGACAGTTTCTTTGTGGTCACGGTAGGGGCAAAGGAATGGAACGCGATAAAGCCGCATTCGCGGTGCCTGAAGTGCGCGGAGATACTGCGAAAGAGGCGCGCGGCATGATGGCCGGCGCGGACCTTTTGGGCCTGCTGGCCGGCGTGCTGCTGTTCGTGGCGTGGGTCTCGGAGCGGATCGCGGCGAACGGGTGCGACCGTGACGATTAAACCGCGCTGCGGGGTGTGCGTGCATTCGGCCGCGCGGCCGGTGCGGCATCGTTTCGGATGGTGGCCGGCGCTGTTTTGCATGGTCGCATGCGGCGACGTAGCGGACGAAGAAAGCGCGGTGCGGGTGCAGCATGGGCAGCGGGCGTGCGTGCATTTCGAGCGGGAGCCGGGCGCCGAAGGTGACGCGGAATGCTGAGGTTTTCGCGTGCGGACTTGGACCGATACGGGCGCGAGTTCGAGCGGCGCATGGTGCGCGGCATCGCGGAGCCGGCGAAGGTGCGCGCGAACGCGGCCGAATACGGGCCGGAACTGCGCGAGGCGGCGAAAACCTGGGGCGGCGAGGCGTGGCAGCGGATCGCGCGGCAGATCGAGCAGCAGACCGGGAACGCGGTTCCTGCGCTGCCGTTTGACTGCTACGACTCGGAGTTGCGCGCGCAAGCGGCAATGGCGGCGGGCGGGATGTATTCGCGGGCGCTGGCGGGCGGTTCAAGCCTGCCGGGCGTGCGCGCTTCATGTGAGGCGGAGTGCATCGCATGGGGAATCAATCCGCCAGCGGCCGACCTGACGGACAAGGGCGCAATTGCGCGGATGTTCGATTCTGGATGGTGGGCGCGGCGACTTCGCGCGGCGCATGGGCGCCGGATCGAGGCGGCGGCCATTGGCGCCGGGTACGTGTCGAGGTTTGCCGGATGCTACGTATCGGATGTAAATCTGGCGCGGCGCCAGGATCAGAAGGCGCGGAACCGCAAAACCCTGGAAGGGTTGGAGGTAGAGAACCAATACGGGGACGTTTTCACGCTGGCGGAATTGGCCGACAAGGCGAACGCGAACCCGCGAATCCGGCGCGCGGAACTCATGACGAGGATCGCGGGGTTCGAGGCGTGCGCGGCGGCGCTCGGGCACGTGGCCGAATTCTGGACCGTTACA